TTGCCTTTGAAGCTCATCTTGCGAACGAACTGGCTCAACACCATGTTCTTTTTGTAAGCAGCGATGATCTCATCAGACCATAGTTCAGGGGTAAAGTTTGTTGCTTCGGTAGCGCCGACTGCGCCGCCTTGTGCTGGGTAGGTAGAAGTTGCCATTTTAAAAGTCTTTCATAAAGTTATTAGATTACACGTCTCTCTTGGTACGCCAACATGATTTCAGGCTGGAGTGCCATGTAACGATCTGGATCATTTTGCATGAGTGCCATAATGTCAGCACGCCGATACTTCTTCTTACTCGATGCCTCACCAGTTCCTCTTACAGAACCAGTTGAGCCTTGCTTAACTTGCCTAGCTCTCTCTTCTTTTTGCATCTCAACCTCACGACTTACCATCTGCTTACGTTCCTTCCATGTAGAAAGGAGTTCATCAGCAGCATCGAAATCATAACGCTGGTCTGCCCTAGAAAGAAGTTCGCTTCTCACTTTACTCTTACCTACCCACTCAGAGAATCCTTCATCATTCAAGACCGCTTGATAATCTGGATGGGCGCTTTGCAGTTGTTGTAAGGCTGCTTGCCTTGCGAGTTGTGCGTTAAGTGTTTCAGCTTCCTTAATCTTTGGATGCTTAGCTACAGCTTGTTCAATTGCTCTTTGAGGATCAGAGAAAAAATCAATCTCTTCGTCCTGCGGGGCTTGTTTTGTGACGGATTGAGTTTTAACAAAATCGTCTACGATACGTCTAAGTTCACCAACTTCTTTACTATGTCTGCCCATCAGCTTCTCAGCTTCTTGGTGCATACGAATAATTTCAGCTGGACTCTTACCTCTGTATCGCTCAGGAATCTCTTCCTCTTGTGGTTGGTTGTCAACTACAGCTTCGTCAGCTGCTTGTTGGTCTTCTACAATGTTAGAAACTTCCTCAGTCGAGTTGTCTAAACTTTCGTCAATAAATTGTGCCATATAGTCTCCGTGCTTAATAGCATTATGGAAAAATTCTAAAGAACTCTTACGAGTTCCGCTTCTTTTCTATCGTCATCTTCTCTCTTCTTACGAGTTCCCATTTTCTATGCGCCCCGGGGAAATCGCCTGTGCAGCCTTCCAGCTTTACAGAGGGAGTTGAGATTTGTCTCGATGATAGAAGGCCACATTCAGGACAAGTTATTTCCTCTTCCATGCTTGAGGTAAAATGTTCTGTGATGTGACCCTTGGGACAAGCATAATCAAACGCTCTGACTGCCATACGTAAACTCGTAATGTTCCTCGATAAGAGGTTGGTAGCCAATAAGACGAGTGAGTAGCTCGACTTGTCCCTTTCTTTTCCAGAATTGTTCTGTATCTTTGATGGAACCTACATCTTGTAGTCCTTTGAGGTTGTCCTCTAGGTCTTCTTGATAAAGCTTCCAGCCATCTGATGCAAACAAGCTGATAAGATTGTCGTAATATTCTCTATCTGTCATAACATTTCTCCTATGTTGGATGTTATGTGGTTATTATACCACAAAAAACCTGACATGTCAAGCCTTTTGTGTACTTTTTAGTTACATTCCCTGCATTTGCTTGGCTACAATAGCTTCTTTGCTGGTAATCTCACGTTCTTTTAGCACCAGTTCAGCAAGGCGAGCTCTCTTCTCAAACTCTTTATCACCTTTATCGTCTGGTTGTAGGCTACCTGACACTGCTTTGATACGATCTGTCTCAAGTTGTGTAGGAATTGCCTGTGCTTCTGTCTGATATTTCATGGCACGGCCTTGACTCTCAGCTGCCTGAGCCTGCAACAGCTGGACTTGAGCCTGCATGGTAGCCAACTGCTGTTCCATTTGTAAAGAAGCGGCTTGTTTAGCTTCTGGATTAGGTTGGCTGAGCTGTTTAAGCTGAGCAATGAGTTCTTCTCTGTTAGACAATGACATATTATCTACAACAGCTTCCACCAATAGTGGGTACATTGGAGAGTCTTGGCCCAATGTCTGCAACAGTTGCACCAATTGTGTCACTTCATATTCACGAGCAATGACACCCAAGGAGCTGCTTGCTACAAACTTAAAGTCTTGAGCAGGGAAGTTCTCTGGATCATATTGCATATAGCGATAGGCACTCTTCTCAATGAGAGGAATGAGGAAACAGTCTTGGAAGTTGATCAATGTACGCTTGTGACGCTTGATGATGGCTCCGAGAGACATGCTAACAGCACCAGCAGCAGCTTCACCGTTGATAACACCAGACATACCACCAGCATCTACAGCACCTGTAGCCATCTGTACCATCTTCTGGAGCTGGTCAGCCTGAGCAAATGTAATCTGGTCAACACTACCAAACTTAAATGGCATCAACACTTCATTTGGGTTGCCATTGGTCAAGATGTTCTTGCCGGGTCTAACTTCCAGCTTAGAGCCTCTAGGCATACGTGTAGCGTCCATAGCCATCATAGGATGGACAGTCATAGCCAAGGCATCAATACGAGCACGAAGCTCTGCATCGAGGGCCTTCTGGCTGTTGTAGCCCTTCTCACAAATGCCACGACCCCAGAAGCGTCCGGGAACCACATCCCAAGGGAAGGCAACCAGAGGACGGTCTTGCATCATGTAGGGGTTGGCTTCAACCTTCAACAACACACCACCGTTAGCAATGATGACAATGGCTTCTGTATACTCAGGCTCACTCTCATCTTCTGCTTCGTCATCAGCAGGCTCTTCGTAGTCTTCGCCCATCATGGCTTCTTTAAACAAGTCGGTAGGAACCAAGCCATAATACTTAGTGAGTCTCACCTTGTCATCTGTATACATCGTCAAGTCTTGATCAGGCTCTAAGTCTTGATCAGGAGCTGCTTGTTCAATATCGGCATCCATGTAGATGCCCTTCTCCATGTTCTGTTCCACTTGATGCTTAGGGACAAACTCATCAATGGCAACACCCAAAGCTTCTTCAATGGTAGGAGCAGCAGGGTCAATCAGGAAGTTCTGTGGCAGCACTGGTCTCCACTTAACAACCTTACGCTTCTTCTGCATAACACCAACAGCCATCATAGCGCCATCAAGCACTGGCTGTGTAGCAGGGACAAGTTCTGTTACTTCGTCCAACACAAGTTCCACACAGCCTGTACCATAGACAGCTGCGTTCAACAAGGCTTCAGCAATTTGTCTACGGCCCTTGTTAAACTTAAACTCTTCTTCCAAACAGGTACGCATGTAGGCAACGTCACCGTTCTCTTTATCCTTGTGGTCATCCTTAATATCAAACCACTTGCCACGACCAAACGTAGCTTCTTCCACCTCGGCAACACTGCTCTCAACAGCTTGCTGCAAGGCAGGAGCAATGAGCTTACTACGCTCACTCTCACGTGTCTTGTCCTGTGCATCCCATTGACCACGCCATAGACGATAGTATTCCTCGTGCTTAGGGGCATAGTTACTAGTGTAATGATCACGCCACTTATCGGCCTTCTCAATAACCCAACCAGCAAGCTTGCTATATTGTTGTGTGTTTTCTTCCATGCTCATAGGTTTCCTTTAATATCCAGCTAAGCTGTCGATTGGTTCATATTCTTCTTCTTCTTCCCATTCAGACACATAGGCCTGTTTAGAAAGCTGTTCAATGTAAGACAAAGAGTCGATCAAGTCATCATGCACCATAGCATTGGGAAACTGAAATAACTGATCCAAGAAGGTAGCATTCCATTCTCCCTTATTCAATGTAATCTGTCCATGCTCAAAGCGTCCCTGCAAGGCCCAGACAATACGATCACTCTTCTTTTTATTTCCGTGTGTAAGTTCTTCCACTCTAAAGAATGTCTGGTTCTTACGCATGATGTCTGTCAGGTAGGGCATCACGGCTTGCTTAGCAATACCACGTTCAATACCTACAGCCATAGGTTCATACTTCTTAACAGCTTGGAACAGCTTACGTGCTGTCTCTTCCACTGTCCATCTGCCGTGAATGATGTCCTTCACCCACCAACCGTCTTCATTTGTTTTAACAATGGCAAAGGAGCTATCGTCTAGCTTCTTGCTCTTGCTTCCCTTGCTCTCATCTGCAAAGCCAGCCAAGTCACAAGCAATGTAATAGTCACCCTCTTTAGGTTCCTCTGTGTCAAACTTAATCCATTCATCCTTAAACAAGTTACCACCCTGTGCTTCAAACGAAGCCATGAATTCCTGTCTAAACGCAAAGGAGGACATGCTCTTCTTAGCAGCCTCAATCTCTTCTGGGTCTAGGATTGGGTTGTCATACGAGGTGAAGTGCCATCCCTTGAAGGTTGGGTCTTCTCCCTTACAGGCTTGTTGGTATAGGTCATAGAAATGATTACGACCCATAGGAGTTCCAATGAACAGAGCACAACCCTTCTGGTCAGCCAAGGCAGGACGCAAGATTTGTTCCCACACCTCTGGCTTCATGTCTGCATATTCGTCCATCACCAAATACTTCAGAGACACACCACGCATTGTCTCTGGCCTATCAGCACCTTTAAGGCTGATGGTTGCTCCATTAACAAGCTTAATCTGCAAGTTGTTAATGTGACTACCACTAATCACTGCATGTCCAACTTCCAGCAATGTCTGCCACATAATGTCTCGGGCTTGTCCTTGCGTGGGAGCAACATAAAACACATGTCCCTTATTTGCCTGCAACGCATTGAAGATGAGCAGGTAGGCGGCAAGACGGCTCTTTCCTGTTCTTCGTCCTGCTGCAACAACTTTGAATCTAACTGGATCATTCCATACCTTTTGCTGCCAAGGAAGGAGCTCAATGTTTAAATTGCTCAAAACAATCCCTTAACAAAAGCCTTACCTGATTCCAGTGGATTAGCCCACCAAGGCTGCTCAGGCTGGGCCTGTGGTTCTGTATATTGCATAGGAGGACGCATACGCTCACTAACATGATTGAAATAATCCATAGGAGCAACACCGTTAGCATCTCTAATGTCTTGACCAGCCAAGCTCTTCTTATAGCCCTTCTGACCTACCAGATGAATACTAGCCATATGTCCTGCTGCATCAAATGGTTCCATGTCAGGAGAAACAAGCCCACTCTTCAAGGCCCTTGCATAGCTCTTCTCCAACATCATCTTAGCTGCTGTATCCTGAACATCAGGGTTGCCCATGAAATTATTATAATCAGCAATGAGCCAATTTCGCTTGTCTGTCAGGCCTTTGTTAGTTGTACCGGGTTTCACCCAGCCAATGTCAGCTAAAGCCTTAGCTCCCATCTGGTAACGACCAAGGTAGCCCAGCTTGTTACGAGCAGCATAGTCACCCTTGCCTCGGCTCTCCAACTCACTCAGTGTGTCGAAGTATTGCTTGGCATCAAATGGGACATTAGTGTTCTCTAAAACTGACATCTTCAACTTCCTGTTCATCATTGCCAATGATGGTAGTTTCACCACCAACACCAGTGATAGTGATAGACACAGAGGAACCTAAAGAGGGTGACTATTAC